TAACTGCGCGGCTTTTTTCGCGCCCAAAAAGTTGCGAATAGGAAAAATCCTATTAGCAACAGCAGCACCAGAAGTACCTTCCAAGCAAACCAGCAACACCAAGGAGAAGCACCATGAATTTGAACGCCCGTTACATCACCGCCGAAGTGTCTTTGAACGAGACGGAGAAGCGCCGTCATGTTGAGGTCTGCAGAGACCTTGGGATCGGCCTTAGCACGTGGTATCGGGGCTTAGCTAATGCCGCTGCTCGAGTGCATGGTATGCCGCCTGCGCCGCCTCGTGAACCCAGCCATTGCCGGGGTATGCGACCAGCGAGCCGTGCTGGGGCATCGAAAGGGACGATGCGGAGGCATCTTTAAGGGTTTCCGGCTTCGTTCGGAGACAAAACGAACTGGCCCTGCGATGAGTCGGGCAGAACAGGAATCAGAACCATGACGACACAGACCCAAGAGCCGGACGTCACAAAGTTGCTGTCGATGGCGGACAACGTTGTGATCCGGGATCGTGTGTATGGAGCCGCCCGTAAGTCGGGCAACGAAAATCAGGAATACGGTCGGCTCCACAAGAGCATCAGCGAACTTGCAAAGGAAGCTAGCAAGGTCCGTAAGCAGTCGGGGGAGCGCTGACATGGACCACTCAATCCGCGCCGCCACCCCAAAAATCATGCGTGAACGCGGCGCCCAAGCCTACGACATGGGCCTGGGCATCAACGACCACCACATGAATCCTAGCGCCCTGGCTATCGCTGACTGGCAAGCCGGTTGGATGGAGCGTCGAGCACAGATCATGGACCGCTTGTTGGTGGCTGCCGTGGGGAGCCATCCATGACGAAGCTCACCAACAAGAAAGAGCATCTATCGTCGCTTATCGAGGGCGCTGTTATCGCAGCCGGCGACGACGGCATCACCGCCAACAAGATCATGAAGATGTTCAAGATTGGTCGCACATGCTCGCGGTTGCATCTGGCCCAGCTGGAATTGGACGGCCATATCCGCAAAGTACGGCGGCACATGCCTGTCACCAACGGTGTCTATCACACCTACCACAAGACCGAGGGAAGTCCAACGCCGGCCAAGGACACCCCTGCGCGCCGTGACTGGCTCGTGGCTGCCTTCTTCGGGCCTGCGCGTACGGAGGGTGCATGACTGCCTGTGCTTCCTATGAAATTACTGTCGTAGTCGATAAAGGCATGTACGTGCTCGGCTACTACTCGGCCAGCGCCGCCAAGTTCTTCGTGATCGAACAGTTTAGCAATGGTAGGCTGGCACAAGCTGCGGCGTACTGCATGAACCAAGAGCGGGAGCGCTGACATGGCCGGTGAATGGATCAAGTTCGAGGCGAGCACCCCGGAAAAGCGTGAGGTGTTCTCCATCACCGCGGCGATGGGCTGGACTGATCCGGACCTGACCGTCGGGAAGTTGCTCAAGGTGTGGCGTTGGTTCGATCAACAGACCGTTGGAGGTAACGCTGACGGCGTTACCTTAGCGTTACTGGATTCAATCATAGGCGTTAGCGGATTCGCTCAAGCGATGTGCAATGTCGGTTGGCTGGTTTCAAACGAGAGTGGAGTCAGCCTTCCGAACTTTGACAGGCACAACGGGAGGACCGCAAAAGAGCGCGCCCTGACTGCAAAACGCGTCTCAAAGCACAAAGCTAACGCTGCACCTAACGATAAAGGTAACGCTCGCACCGTTACCGAAGCGTTACCTAGAGAAGAGAAGAGAAGAGAAGAAGAAGTACGTGGCGAAGCCGCCACGTCCCCCCTGCCGGCTTCGCCTCCGACCCGTATCGGGGAAATCTGCGCCCTGCTTCGCCGTTCTGGTGTCAACACAAGTCCGGACGCTGTGGGCAAGGTCGAGTGGTCGGCAAACGATGCCGTCACCGATGGCGTCTTGCTGGACGCCCTTGTCCTTGCGAAGAAGCGAAGTCCGAGGCAGATCACGCCTGCCTACCTTTCCCCGATCATTGCCGACCTCCTGTCCAAGTTGGAGACCGCGCGATCTTCAGCCCTGGTGGCCGGGAAGGACTACGTGTGATCGCCGCCAACGCCCAGCCCATTCTGGCTGCTCGTCTTCGCGGCTTCAGGCCGGACGAGATGGTCATGGTTTCGCTGGCAGGTGCAATCCGCAGCAGCAACCAGACCGTTTACGCCGATCCGTCCCGTGCCTACGACTGGCGGTGGGTGCGAGGCCTCGACATCTGCGTGTGGATCTGCGATGAGCCGAACTGGGTGCCGACCTTGAAGGCCATTGCGCTGTGCCGACCGGGCTACCTTGCCATCTGGCACCAAAGGAACGAATGGGGGGCGAAGGTGTACCTGATCCCGACCGCTGCAGACGTCACCAAGCCCGTTTGCATGTGGCAATACGAGCTCGATGTGCTCGACTGGCTGGAAACCTGCAACCGAGTATTCGCACGATGAACCTGATACCCGACAACATCGATTTCAGTGCCTACATGGACGAGCCGGAGCAGCATCGCATCATCCCTGCGTCCACGTTTCTGAAGGAGGTGGAGGCGCTGTTCTATCCTCCCGCCGACCTTCCTCGATTCCCTACTATGCTGTGGGAAAAAGCCAAGGACAAGATCGAATTCCGCCCCGGCGAAGTGTCGCTGTGGGCCGGCGTGAACGGCCATGGCAAGTCGATGTTCCTGTCGCAAGTCGGCCTTGACCTGTGCCACCAGGGCGAACGCGTCATGAATGCCTCATTCGAGATGACGGCGCCGCGCCAGATGCAACGCATGTGCCGTCAAGCCTATGCCGGTGATCGTCCATCTCTTCAGTTCATGTCCGACCTACACCGCTGGACGGACAACCGGCTGTGGATCTACGACCACATGGGAGCCATCGACTGGAAGCGCCTGATGGCCGTACTCCGCTACGCGCAGAAGAACTTTGGCATCACCCAGTTCGTCGTCGACAGCCTCATGAAGTGCGTGCGTGGCGAGGACGACTACAACGGCCAGAAGGACTTCGTCAACGACCTGTGCAGCTTCGCCCAGGCCAACGGCGTGCACGTCCACCTGGTGCACCACGTGCGTAAGGGCGAGAGCGAGCACAAGGCGCCGGGCAAGTTCGACATTCGGGGCGCCAGCTCGATCACCGACCTGGTCGACAACGTGTTCATCGTGTGGCGCAACAAACGCGCCGCCCTGGAGAACAACGGCGAGCCGACGGCGCTTGTCTCGTGCGAGAAGCAGCGTCACGGCGAGTGGGAAGGAAAGCTGGGCTTCTGGTTCGATGAGGCGTCGCAGCAGTACTTGGAGGCCGTCGGCGCACAGCCGATTCGATACAACCTGAAGGCGGCAAAGCAGCCCACATGAAATTAGAAATCGACCCCTGCTACCTCTGCCGGCGCTTCACCGTCACTGGCCGTAACGCACCTCCAGCCCACGGCTACTGCGATGGCTGGGAGAAGTTCAGGCGATACGACGAGACGAATGCCGCTTGCCCACTGTGGAATCGGGCGAGGGATGAGGCGAAGAGGAAACGGTGGGCGGGACAACAAGAACAACTGAAGGAGAACGTGTGAATGAGCTGGCACTTTTCGCGGGCGCTGGAGGCGGAATACTTGCGGGGAAATTGCTCGGGCGACGAATCATCGGAGCCGTGGAAATCAATTCCTTCTGCGCCCGACGACTCATGCAGCGACAGAATGAAGGACACCTTCCACCGTTCCCCATTTGGGACGATGTACGTACCTTCGACGGACGTCCGTGGAAAGGCCGTGTTCACGTGGTTTCTGGCGGGTTTCCCTGCACAGACATCAGCCCAGCCGGCAAAAAGGTCGGCATCGAGGGAGACGCAAGCGGGCGATGGGTGGACATGGCCCGCATCGTTCGCGAAGTGGAGCCCTGCTTCGTCGAAGTGGAAAACTCGTCAGCACTGCTTCATCGAGGGCTCGGCCGAGTTCTCGGAGACCTGGCCGAGATGGGGTTCGATGCGCGATGGGGAGTGCTTGGATCTCACCACATCGGCGCCGACCACGAACGCGAACGGACGTGGATCGTGGCCTACTCCGTGTCACGGCTCAAGTCATTGGGGTGGCACGTTCCAGGAGGTTGGCGGCAGCAAGAACAAGTTACGTGGAACGCCCATCGGCAAGCTGTATGTGAACCCGGATTTTTGGGAAAGCCTGATGGGATGGCCGATCGGATGGACCGGAACCGCGCCATTGGAAACGGCCAAGACCCGCGAGTGGCAGCAGCTGCATGGCGGATCCTGACCGCACCCCAATAGAGACCATTTCGCGCGCGAGCGCACCCCGGTTCCCGGATAAGCGGGAATCGCAACCCCAACCCGCTATGGCGGCTTCGACAACAACCTGAAAGGCAGACATGAACGACCAAGCAATCGAGCAGGAAATCCAGGCCAAGGGCAAGACCGCGCCGCGCGTCACGCCGACGGACATCGAGGCGAACATCGCCAGCGAGCACTACTTCACGGCCGCCGAGGGGGAGCTCGGCGCGCACGTAGTCGCGAAAGCCCGCGCGAGCGGTGGAGTTGCCGAGGGCGACTACGAACTGGATGAGGGGCCCCTGAGCCTGCTCACGTTTTGCGTGCTGGTTCTGCGCAACGGCTTCACCGTCACCGGCGAGAGCGCGTGCGCGTCGCCCGAGAACTTCGACGCCGAGATCGGCCGCAATGTCGCGCGCCAGAACGCCTTGCAGAAGATCTGGCCGCTGATGGGCTACGAGCTCAAGCAGAAGCTGGCCGTGGCCGCGGCGATCGAGGCCGGGCGGCAGGCCGCCATCGACAGCTTCGGCCAATAACCACCACCCGGCCCGGCCGCCGAACTTGCCAAATTTCGCAAGTTGGCAAGTCGGGCGGTAACAAGAAGACACGGGAGAACCTGAACGATGAAACGAATCCTGATCCTGGCGGTGCTACTGGCTGGCTGCGACGAAATGGCCGCAGATGGAAATAACACTGGCCCCCATGGCTACAACCAGCCTGTGTACATGTACCAGGACAAGGCCACTGGCTGCCAGTACGTTTCGGCTGACAGCGAACATAGTGCACTTACTCCCCGCGTCGCTGCCGACGGCAAGACGCACATGGGTTGCAAAGGGGGACAGCCATGACGTTGGCACGCTCCACAGTGCTGCGCACCACGCTCCGTGACCGGAAATGCTCAAACTGCGGAACGCCATTTCGTCAACAGCGTATGGGTCAGCAGGTATGCAGTGCTCCATGTGCATCCAGCTTCGCCCGACGACTGCGCGAGCAAAAGGAACGCAAGGCGATGAAAGCGGCCAAGGCAGCACTCAAAACGCGCTCGCAATGGATGAAGGAAGCACAGCAGGCATTCAATGCATTTGTACGCCTGCGGGACCAACTCGCCGGCCACGCCTGCATCAGCAGCGGCCGAGCGCTCGACTGGTCCGGCAACGCTGTCGACGCCGGCCATTACCGCAGCGTAGGAAGCGCGCCGCATCTTCGATTCAATGAGGACAACTGCCACGCGCAATCGAAGCACGACAACCAGTACAAATCGGGCAACGCAGTCGATTACCGCATCGGCCTGATCGACCGCATTGGCCTGGAGCGCGTAGAAGCCCTGGAGGCCGATCAGACGCCGCGGCACAACACCATCGACGAATTAAAGCAGATCAAGGCCACATACAAGGCCAAGCTGCGCGCACTGAAGGAGAAAGTATGAGCGAATTCGCTGTTGGATTTGTCATCTCATTTTGTGGAACACATGCCGTAATAGCTTTGGCCAAATGGTTGAATTTGGGACCAATGGCCACCGCGGCGCTTGGCTGGACACTCGGGCTGCTTTCCGGGATGGTCATAATCATCGTTGGGATCGCTATGGAGATGCCATGATCAACGATCCTGGAATTCCTATGCTTGCACTCATCATCCTTAGCTTCTTCGCTGGATTTGCATTTGCTATCTGGCTGGCAATCACCATGGACAAAGACGCTCGCGAGATGGACGATAAGATGGAGCACGAGCCTTGACAGCGCCGATCAAGCAACTACTGGCACAATGGGCGGCATATCGTCTCGGCAAGCAGCCCCTTACGATAGAGATAGCCAGATTGGCTTTGGAGATCGAGAAGCTGTCTCCGCCATCAGGGGCTATTCTGGAATTGGAATACTGCGATACCAGACCGCAGAAGACAAAAGCCGCAACCATAGGGATGTCGAGAGAAATGTTCTCTGCCCGGTTGCGATGGATTCGTGGGGAATTGGAGTTTGCAATTTCGGGCCATGGTTAATTGTGATCACAAACTACTTCTAGCCTTCATTTCCCTCACTCACTACCATTAAAACTGTGGGCCATTGCGCCTTAATCCAGTTTTAATGGAGTGAACATGAGCGGTCTCGGCAAAGGTCAAGAAGGCAATCCCAAATACGCGGCCAGCTGCGCCCGCGAATCGCGCGAATCCAAAGCCGGCGCATTCCATGGTGGCACTCCGCCGAGCGGGCCGAAGCCCGAGCCTGTGCGCCTGAATGGCGTTCGCGCTCCGAAAGACAAAGGCCTGAGCAAGTAATCATGGCCGAACTCAAAGCCAAAGCCCGCAACAAGCTGCCGAAATCCGAATTCGGCATGCCGGTCGAGCGCAAATTCCCTGTGAACGATAAATCCCACGCGCGGAACGCGAAAGCCCGCGCATCCGAAATGGCGAACAAGGGCAAGATCAGCGAAAGCACCAAGGCCAGTATCGACCGCAAGGCCGATAAGGTGCTGGGCAAAGGCAAGAAGAAATAAATGGCTCGTCCGTCCAAGTTCAAATCGGAGTTTATCGCTCAGGCTGAGAAACTATGCAGGCTGGGCGCGACTGATGCGGAATTGGCGAACTTCTTTGAGGTGGACGTGGCTACTCTCAATCGCTGGAAAAGCGAGAACGAAGAATTTTGCGCGTCCATAAAGCTTGGCAAAGAGCCAGCAGATGCCCGAGTAGAACGCAGCTTGTTTGCTCGCGCCACTGGTTATGAACACCCCGATACGGATATCCGGGTGATCGAAGGGCAGATTGTTGAGACGCCCATTATCAAGCGCTATCCGCCAGACACTACCGCCGCCATCTTCTGGCTCAAGAATCGCAAGAAAGAGGAATGGCGCGACAAGGTGACGAATGAGCATACCGGTGCTGACGGTGCGCCGATTGAACACGATATGACGCTGACAGTTTCATTTGTGAAGCCAGAGAAGAAATGAAGATCGAGTTCCCCGAGAAATTCGATTATCTCTTCCGCCCTAAGCGATACAAGATCGCCTATGGTGGACGCGGCGGCTCCAAGTCGTGGGCATATGCTCGAGCATTGCTGCTGCGGGGGGCCAGCGAGAAGACGCGCATTCTATGCGCTCGCGAGATTCAGGACTCGATCCGCGATTCGGTGCACAAGCTGCTCTCGGACCAGATTGATGCCTTGGGCCTGTCTTCGTTCTACGAGATCCAGAACGCCAACATCTTCGGCAAGAACGGGACTGAGTTTTCGTTCATCGGCCTGAAGAACAATCCGACCAAGGTGAAGTCGTACGAGGGCGTCGACGTCGTCTGGATCGAGGAAGCAGCGACCGTTTCTAAGCGTTCATGGGACGTTCTGGTGCCGACCATTCGTAAGGAAGGCTCGGAAATCTGGATCAGCTTCAACCCGGAGCTGGAGACGGATGAGACGTACAAGCGCTTCGTGCTGAACCCGCCGCCTGATTCCGTCGTCATCAAGATCAACTACGACGACAATCCCTGGCTGCCTGACACGCTGCGCGCGGAGATGGAGCACTCGAAGGCGACCGATCCGGATGCTTACAACCACATCTGGCTGGGCTTCACGAAGAAGATCCTTGACGGTGCCGTGTACGCGAAAGAGTTGCGCCGCGCCGAAGAAGCCAATCGCTTCACGCGCGTGCCGTACGACCAGAGCAAGCCAGTCCATACGTTCTGGGACCTGGGCCGTGCCGACAAGACAGCCATCTGGTTTGCGCAGATCGTTGGCTTGGAGTTCCGCGTGATCGACTTCTACGAGAACTCTGGCGAGGCCATTGGCCACTACATGAAGCATCTGCAAAGCCTGCAGTACGTCTACGGCGATTGCTGGCTGCCGCACGACGCGCAGAACGAACTGTTAGCCAGCGAACGCACGATCGAGCAGCAGATGCGCGCGGCTGGCTTCAAGGTTCGCATCACGCCGAAGCAAAGCATCTCCAGCGGCATCGAGGCATCGCGCGCCCTGTTCGGCCAGTTGTGGTTTGACGAGGAGCGCTGCGCCGACGGCATCAACGCGCTGCGCCACTACCGATACGAGGTCGATCCCGACACGAAGATGTACAGCGACAAGCCTCTGCACGACCACAACTCGCACGCCGCTGACGCGTTCCGCTACATGGCTATCGCACTGAAGGAGCCGAAGAAGATCGTGCGCGAGTTCAAGACGATTCCGCGCAATCCGATGGTCACAGGCCCTCACCAATCAGGCGGGTGGATGTAACCATGCATATCGCACTTGATTACGACGGCACCTATACGGCAGCACCGAAGCTGTGGGATGCATTCATCGCATTGGCGCAAACGCAGGGCCATCACGTCTACATCGTCACGATGCGTCATGATGGCGGCGCTGAGGCATTGCCGGGATCTGTGCATGCTTTCGTCAATGGCGTGGTCTACACGGGGCGCAAAGCCAAAGCTGAATACGTGAAGTCTCAAGGCAAGCACGTGGACATTTGGATTGACGACGTGCCTCGTTTCATCCTTGAAGATGCTTGGACGGGCGACTAATGGCCGAACGCGCAAAAGACATCATCGCCCGCGCCCATAAGCGCTTCAAGCTCTGCGTCGAGTGGGAGCAGGACACGCGCCAGCGGTTCAAGGACGATATTCGCTTCCTGTTCGCTGATTCGGACAATCAGGAGCAATGGAACGCCGCGGTGCGTGCTCGTCGCCAGATCCAAGACCAGCCGATGGTCACGATCAACAAGACGCACACGCACTGGCTGCACGTGGTCAACGAAGGCAAGGAGAACAAGCCGTCTGTCGTCGTGCACCCTACTGGCGACCAGGCTACGTACGAGGCTGCGCAGATCATCGAGGGCATCGTGCGTCACATCGAGTACATCTCCGACGCGCAGACGGCCTATGATCGCGCTCGCGAGTTCCAGGTGGGCGGCGGCATTGGCTACTGGCGTCTCGTTACGGATTACGCGGACGAGGACAGCTTCGATCAGGAGATCTACATCCGGCAGGTCCCTGATCCGCTGTCGGTCTATCTTGATCCGCATATCAAGAACGAGGACGGCTCCGACGCGCGCTACGGCTTTATCTTTGACGACATGCCGCGCGATAAGGCAGAAGCCAAGTTTGGCGACGTTCTTGACAAGCAAACCTTCGGGGATGGCGCGCTGTCATGGAACCGCCGCGATGTCGTGCGCGTGGCCGAGTATTACGAAGTGGTCGAATCGAAGGAATGGCTCTACGCAGTCGAGGGCGAACAAGGCGTCGAATACGTGCGCGAATCCGATCTGCCCGACGAAGCGCATCCGATGCTCAAGGCTGCGTACGATGCGGGCAATGCACAGCGCCGGCGCGTCGACAAGCGTACGGTGAAGCATTACCTGATCGTCGGCGACAAGATCGTCGAGTCCAGCACCTGGGCCGGCAAGTACATCCCGATCATTCGCGTGCCTGGCGAAGAGATCGTGATGGAAGGCCGCTTGGACCGCAAGGGCCTCGTGCGCTACCTGAAGGACGCACAACGCGCCTACAACTACAACGCCTCTGCTGCGCTGGAGTTCGGTGCCTTGCAAAGCAAGTCGCCTTATACGGCGCCTGTGGAAGCGATTGAAGGGCTGGAGAATTACTGGGCTACTGCGAACACGCAGAACCACGCCTACCTGCCCTACAACCACGCCGACGAGCAGGGTAACCCGATCCCGGCGCCGCAGCGTCAGCAGCCTCCCTCGTCCGCTCCTGTCTTCATGGAAGGTATGCAGTCCGCTGAACATGAATTGATGATGGCATCAGGGCAGTACGAAGCCACGTTCAGTGAACAGGGTAACGAGATCTCTGGCGTGTCGATCGAGCGCCGGCAGAAACAGGGCTCGCGCGTCACCTTCCACTTCAAGGACAAGGAAGCGAAGGCGATCCGATTCACCGGTAAGCAACTGATCGACCTAATCCCGAAGATCTACGACACGAAGCGCATCATCCGTATCTTGGCTGAGAACGGTGATGAGCAGCAAATCCAGATCGATCCGAATCAGCAAGCCGCGCTTCAGCAGAGCAAGGATGACGGTGAAGCCAAGGTCACGGCCATCTTCAATCCGAACGTGGGCAAGTATGACGTCGTGGCGAAGGCTGGGCCGAACTTCGAGACACGCCGCGAAGATGCATTCAGCGCGATGACGCAGTTGCTTGCATCGGCTCCAGAACTCGCGCAGGTCATTGGCGACCTGTACATGGGCAATGCAGACTTCCCCGCTGCCGACAAGCTGCAGGAGCGTATGCGCAACTGGATCAAGGCGATCAATCCGGGCGCGATTGGTGAGGGACCGTCGCCCCAGGAACAGCAGCTACAGCAGCATCTCCAGCAGGCCATGCAGATGATCCAGCAATTGCAGCAAGAGTTGCAGGACAAATCGAAGGCTCAAGAGATGGAGAAACAGCGTCTCGACATGGACGCGCTGAACCATCTCGCCCTGCGCATGGAGAACGACAAAGAGACCATCGTGCAGGCATTCAAGGCCGAGACGGATCGCCTGAAGTCGCTTCTGGCCGCGCTGAATCCCGAGCAGACGGATGCCATCGTTCGCCGCACTGTGCAAGAAATGTTGAACGCACCAAATCCAGCGCAGAACCTATCGCAAGAGACGATGGACCCAGATGCCGCATATGAAGCCGGAATGAATACCGTGCTCGCCCCAGTTTGATAGCCACAGGAGCCATAAAAATGACCGACGAAGTAATCGCCCAAGAGCAGCCGCAAGAACAGCCGGTTGAGCAACCGCAGGTTCAGGAGCCGGCGCAGGAACAGCAAGAACAAAAGGCGCCGCAGGATTGGGCACTCAAGCGCATCGCTGAGATCACGGCCAAGCGCCGCGAAGCAGAAGCAGAAGCCGCGCGCTGGCGCGAGATCGCAGAGCGTTCGCAGGCATCGGGCAATCAGGATGTCTCGACGCCGGCGCCGCAACAGAACGTGGATCAACTGGCCCGTGCCTACGCCGAGAACATGCGTGCACAGGAACGCGAACGCGATCGTCTGGCACAGATCGAGAACGCCGGCCGCAAAGAGTTCGGCGCGGAATTCGACAGCGCCGTGCAGAACCTGAATGCAGCTGGCGTCGGTGGGCCTGAATTCCTGAAGGTGATTGCTGAAGTGCCGAATGCTGAAAGGGTCGTGGCATGGTTGGGCAAGCAAGACAACCTCGGCGAAGCAGTGCGCATCGCTGGTCTCAATCCGATCCAGATGGGGATCGAGATGACAAAACTGTCTGAGAAGGCAGCAAAGGCAATGACCAAGCAGGTATCGAAAGCGCCGCCTCCGGTGCAGCACATCGAGGGTGGTTCGTCGGCATCCGACCAAGTCGAGCCGGCCGTTGGTTCGAAAGAATGGTTCAAGTGGCGCAATCAGAACGCACGTAAGCGCCGGTAACACGTAACACCTGTAGTCCCACCCGTTCATCGGGGTAAGCAGGCAGAGGCAAGCCGTTAATTGCCGTTTGGCCCGTTAAGCAGTCTCCGCAGGGCAGAGACGAAACGCGAGCAATCGCATTTTTCTTTGCCTTTACGGAGACTCACATGGCTAACAGCCTGCTTACTATCAACATGATTACCAATGAGGCGGTGCGCCTGTTCTCGCAGACGAACGCCTTCCTCCGCACCGTCAACAAACAATACGACGACCAATTCGCCCGCGACGGCGCGAAGATCGGTAACACCCTGCGTATCCGCCTGCCGAACGACTATGTGGTCAATACCGGTCCGGCGATCACGCCGCAAGGCACGAACGAACAGAACACGACGCTGACCGTCGCCACACAGAAGAACGTGCCTGTGTCCTTTGGTACGGCCGAACGAACGATGTCCTTGGACGATTACAGCGAGCGCATTCTGGCGCCGGCCGTGAACCGTCTGGCCGCCTCCGTCGCATCGGACCTGATGAACGTGGCGAACACCGCTTCGAACATCGCACCGAAGATCAGCGGCGGCAATCTGGTCTCGCCGGACGCCACGACCTGGCTGCAAGCCGGCGCCATCCTGAACCAAACGCTGTCGCCGCAGATGGATCGCAAGATCATCATGGACCCGCTGACCCAAGCGCGCACGGTGGGTTCGCTGACTGGCCTGTTCAACCCGCAACGCAAGATCAGCGAGCAGTACGAGTCGGGCATGATCACTACCGACACGCTGGGCTTCG